CATTTGACTTCACAAAGTCTTGATAGGCGCTTATCCAGTTATCAAGCGTATCAGCACTTGCCTTGGCCTCTAGCTCAGCTTGGATAATACCTGCTTTCTCGTTTAGAGCGTTCAACTGCTCTTGAGTGAGCGCTTGGTCAGCTTTAGTATCAAGGATTTTTTCAAGCTCCTCTTTGTCTGACTTTATCTTAGTCCAGCGGTCAAACCATTTATACCTAGCTTTGTCTGTGCTAGCAACTTCCTCTGTATCTGAGTAGTACCCATAATAGCGCTGATCGTTATCTGTCAAAGATAAGTTAGAGCCATCTGGGTTATTTGAGAAAGCAAAATGGAGGTGAGTGGACTTACCGGGCGCACCAATTTTGCCATCTGAAACATTGACAAGGGAAAGCTCATCAACTGCAACTCTATCATTACCGATATAAGCTCCGATAGTTAAAGTGACGGTATTAGTTACGTCTTGACCTCTTACAGTATAGGTCATACCAGTAGTCACTCTATCGTTTAAGCTCCATCTCCACGTAACCCCGGCTGAAATTAGTTTACCGCCCTTATAAAGTGTAGGAGTGATAATACTTTCACCGCTATTATTTTTAAAAATGATACCGTTACTAGTTGAAAGCTTGATTGTGTAAGGTTTAGACTGCTCAAACAAGCGCTCAAAAGCCTCTTGTATGCCGTCTGATAATTGATTTTCAAGCGCCTTAAAGTTTGAAAATACTGTCTTATTACTTGCCGGATTTGAAAAGCTTATATGCTGCTCTGATACCCTTGCTTGGATAGTTAAAAGAGGTGCAAAACCCGCATCATGTATCTTGACTGTATCGCCAATCTCAACATCAACATAGCCATCTACCTCGTAAGTGATAGCCGGATAACAATGTTTTTTGAGTTCATTGTATGCTAAACGCCTCAACTCTTTAGGATTGTCAGTATCATAGCTAAAATCCTTTCTCGTCCATTGATCCTCGGCTGTGCCGTGCGAGAATGTTGAGGGATAGAGTTGCATTGAAAGAGGCGCATAAAGTGACTCATTTCTTTGGTAAAACTCACAAATACCATCTTTATTGTACTTTTTCCAATCGTCAAGACCTCGGATAGTTACCACTTCCTCGATATCTTCACCAGCTCCATTTTTGACTGTTCTTTTACCAGTAGGGCGGATTGTATTAAAGATACCTGTCTTGTCAACTTTACGGCGGATTGATTTGATATTTTTGCCATATTTTAACTGTATATCGTTTCTTATACGGCCTACGCCTTGGTGATTATCATCATTTTCATGATAGATATTAACACTAAACTTCTTAATAGTGCTGTCAGCGTTTAATTGTGTATCAAACTCAATCTCAGCATCAAAATGTTTAGCAAGACTGAGCAAGCGGGCAAGTTTTGTTTCTTGCCCTTGCCACTCAATCATTCTTTTCTTATTGGATACCTCATTGATACCAATAGCGAGGTGAGTATAATACAGTAAATCCATAGCCTCACAATACTCAGCAAAGCTCATAGCCTTTGTAGCCTTGTAAGGGTTAGCTATCTCATTGATAAGCTCAAGGTTGAGGTTTTCACAATAACACTTTATCGTTTGCTCATCTTCCTCAACCGTCATAACGTTAAATATAAAGCTTTTGCCTTTATACTTAAATGATACCCATGCTCTTTCATTGAGGTAGTGATAGGCTCTAGTTAAAGCCGTATCTGATTTAATTGCTTTCTTGAATACTGTAAACTCAAAAGTAGATGATCCAGTAGGCAAGCTCCTTACCCACGTATCAGCATAATAATTAAGCGTATTCTGTTTGCTGTTGTCAACAAAAGCAACCTTTTGCAAGTTTGCATCATGAATAGTTAAGAGCATGATTAGAGCCACCTTTCCTCAAATTCGATTGTTACTGTTGGCTTTTTCTTAATAAAGCTAGAAAAGTACATCTCTAGCTGAGAATTGCCCGGCGGTATTGCAAGCCATTGTGAGCCGTCAACAACCTCACTAGATTTAGCGATACCATCAATATATACGCTATCATCCTCACTATTGATTACAGCCGTTGAGCCCATAGCGTAACGGTTAGGAATATCACCAAGCATAGGTACAAAGTCTTTTCTAAACATCAACTCGTCTAGGTACATATTCGATACAATAGGCTTATCGTGAAAAGCTCCTAGAGTAACATGTATTTTAGCTGACTTTTTCCCTTTAATTTCTGGGATAACAAAGTTGTAATGAGCGCCGTCATAATAAACTTGTACCACGTTATCATTGCGCTTGATTTCAAACTGTCCTCTATCTTTGCTGAAAGGGTTTAAGCGCTTATCATCTGCCCCTTTAAAAACAAGGCGTTTTAAAAAGCTATATCTATCTTTGCTATCCGGTCTTAAAACGTTAAACTCACAATCTAAACCAAGTGAACGCTTAAATGTTTCCACGCCATAAAGAAATTGCCCGGCGGTATCTGATACAGTTATTTTTAAATACCCGTATTGTTTTACTGAATCTGCAATAAATACTTGCTTACAAAATATATAATCATTTAATGAACCTGTTTCACCCGCTGCATCTGTTGGAATGTCCCACGATAGGCCGGTTGAATAGTGCTCAGTTTGTCCTTGAGTTAATTGCTCTCTTAATTTAACGTGGTTTTTACCCCAAAGATTTATAAGCTCTGGTGTTCCTGTTTCATTTTCGTTAGCATAATTTGTAATTGATCTATTTTTTGTAGCTCTATTGAAAGCCTCTGAGATTTTGTTATCTCGATAATCAAGCAAAATCTCTGACTTTTTGACAATACCAGTATCAGCCTCCTCACGGTTTCCCATCTCAAAAGCTGTATTATTATTGACTAGTCCGATATAACCATTTTCAGCATTATGTTTCACCCGGATAATCGGGAAAGCATCAACTGTACCATTGTTTTTGAGGGTAAAAATCATTTTATCCGCTGTTGTTTGAGCGTTTTCATCACTATTAAAGTTTTTATAGACTGTACTGTGTGCCACGCCGTCCGGGATCATGATTTTAATTTCTGATTTTTGCATCCATCTAGCAACATTATCCGGCGTTACATCATCAACCGGCATACCTAGATAATACTTATCCGGCTCATCTCCATAGGTGATTTTAACCGGCTCAGTTACTTTCAAGACACCGGCAAGCTCATGCTTGAGGCTTTCCATTGCAACCGGATTTTCTGCAAACATTGTAAACTTGATAGTATGTTCTTTTTCGCCAATCTTTACCTGTTGGATATTTACGCCCAAAAGAGGGGCGTTATCGGTTGACACGCTCCTCTTGTTACCAATCGGGCGGATAATATCGGTTATTCGGAAAAACTTAGACATATCAACCCCGTTAAAGGTCATAATCTTTGTCATATCAATACCCCTCTCATCCTGTTATCTCGTCTTGTTTGCTCATTCTGTTGTCTTGCAAACTTATCACTTGTCTTAGCAACTAGCGTACCATCATCAAAGTACATAGCCGCTGGGCGTTTGACGGCTGTTTCTGCTACATCTAGGGCTTTCTCTAGCAATTCGCTAGATTTGTCCATAGTAACCTTGATTTTCTCTGCAATAGTTTGCTTGCTGCTTTGTTTAACCGATACTTGAGCGCCAAGTTGCTTGTCTAGTCCTAGTGCAATCTCTGGGCGTGCATCTATCATCATGCTATCCTTGAGGCGTAACATAGCTTTTTTAACGGCGCCGGCATCTGCATCAATACCTACTGCAATACCTTGAGGGATAAAGCGCCCGATTTCATCTCTCATTACACGGGATGGACTGTGAATATCAAGAGCCCCTTTAATAGTATCTCTCACTCTAGCAGCGATACTAGCAGCGGTTGACATTACAGCCCCCGCTCCATTATTAAGACCGGCATTAAGACCAGCCATAGCCATATCACCAACATAAGTAAAGTCTGAGTATAGAGAGTTGAAAGGCGATTTAACTTCACCGGATAGGCTTTGCATAGCGTTTATAGGCTGATTTGCCCCCTCATCAACACCCTCAGCTAGACCGGTTGTAATGTGCCCCCCGTACTCATTAAATACACGGGATGGGCTATGAATATCCATTTCATTTTCAAACATCTCTTTCATCTTGTCAGCAACACGCTTAGATGAGTCAGTAGATTTTTCAACACCAGCATCCACCCCTTGAGCTACGCCGTTTGGAATTTCTTGCCCTAGACTTCCAAAGTCAGCGGCGGCAATCTCATCTTTAAGACCGGATGCTTGGTTTTGGATCATACCTTTAATTTTATCCGTAACTCCTAGTGAGCCTGTATCCATACCGGCGGTCAATCCGTTCATAGCTGTTTCACCACCTTTAGAGAATACCTCGTTAAGCTCTGCCAGTTTCTCATCTGAGGCGTTTACAAGCTCTTGCACGTACAATCCACCTTGAGGGCCCATCTCACGTAGTTTATTTAAGATACCCTCATCAACACCACGGCTAGCAAGGATATTAAGGTTGTCCGCCCACGTTGACATTGCCTCTTGGTTTTTTTGCAAGTTAGCAATCATCTCATCAACACTAATAGCTGATTTCATTTTAATTTGCTCGAACATGTTTGTAGCGGTATCTAACAACTCATTGTACTTAGTACGCATATCATCTATTGCTTTCTGTTGAGCTTTAGACATATTCTCATAAGATACAATTTGACGGTTAGCACCATTTTCAGTTGCGGCTGCCATAGCCTCTGAGGCTGCCTGTTGTACCTCTGAGGTTTTTTGATACTCTTGTTGTAATTGAGATTGAGCTGTTACTAGCTCAGCCTCTTTATCATTGAGCTCTTGCAATTTCTCCTTACGGGTACTATCGCTTACATTTGCCTCCTCGTTCCACTTGGTACGTTGCTCAGCAATAGCTTTCAACTGATTACCAATTTCTGCCCTTTTCTGCTCGATTTCTAACAAGCTCTTTTGTGAGGCCTCCCACGTTGACTCGGCCTCCATTGCAGCAATCCGGGCTTTTATCTCCTCACTATTGTGAGAGAGTGAGTCAGTATTCTTATCATAGGCAAGATTTAACCCTGTCACTGAGTCATTGAGCGCATCAATCTTTTTCTGGAGGTTTTTCTTATCCGCTGCTGTTTTGTTCGTCTTTTGTGAAAGTTGTACAATTTCATTTGCTAGCTTTTGGTAAGACTCAGTATTGCCTTTTACCGCTGCAATATTCTTTTGTCGCTCTTTTGCCCCTTGTTTTACTGAGTCAATCAGATCATCCGTACTCTTAACAAGTGCCTCTTGTTCGTCTTTGAGCTTTTTAGTTTCTTCACTTTCCGCCGTCAGCCATTGATAGAGGGCTACACCTAAACCGACTAGTAAACCAATCCCGGCAATAATCCAGCCAATCGGGCCGCTTAAAGCCGTTAAAACAGCGTTAAAAGCCGTTGTTGCCGCTGTCGCAGCAATAGTCGCAGCCGTTTCAATAGAGATAGCACCAGTAAGCAATCCATAAAGAACCGTTGAAAGTGACAAAGCTCCATTATTTGCCAAGTTTGCAACCATCTGAGCCTTTGTTACCGAACCGCACGCTGCTTGAGCAGCCGTCATTAAGTTGATAACTTGAACCGCTGCCGCTGCCGTTGTTTGGAATGTTTTCCAACCAGAAATTAAGGTTTGAGTCATTGCAATAGCTTCCTTTGCAACCCTCATTGCGACAAGGGCTGATACTAGGCTTATAATAGCCGGGACAAGCGGTTTAATAACTTGTACACCAGTTTTAAGTACAGTAAAGAGCACTTGAAATACCGGGATACTTGCCCTTATAACCTTTGCAATAAATGAGAAAGTTGCATTGATTATCACCTTTAAAGAGTCAAAATTCTCAGCAATACTCTTGCCGGTTGCTGCTTTAGTTAGATCATCAAGAGCCTTGATAGTGTTAGCAACACCTTTAACAATCGCATTTTTTAAGTTCCCGAATGAAGTCTGGATACCTTTACTATTTGTTTGAGCTAGCTCAGCAAAACCACCAACCCCCGCATCTAACTCAATGAGTTTAGAGGCGAATTGGTCGAAAGTGATCTCACCATGTTTTAATGCTGAGTAAAAATCATTCTGAGCTGATTGACCGGCAAAACCAAAAGCAGTAGCCGTTTTTTGCAAAGCATAAGGCATTGTTTCTTGTAACGTTTTCCAACTTTGCATATCAACCTTACCGGCTGAGAGCATTTGAGCAAACTGTTGCAATCCACGGCTTGCATCCATACTAGATGCCCCGGATGCTAGAAAGGCGTTGTTAAGTGCTAGCGTTAAATCTGTTGACTTATTAAGGTCACCAGTAATGGAAGTTAAGCGCTGAGCTGTACCCACTACCTCGTTCAAAGTTGTAGGCAAACCCTCAATACCATTTGCAAGTCTTTTAGTTGAGCGTGTTACATCTTCGGTACTGTGTCCCATAGCTTGCATTACTCTAGGAAAGCTTTCTAAAGTATCAAAGCGCTGTATAGCGCCTCCTAAAGAGTCAACCAGTAAGTCAACTGCTTTAGCTGCTAGTTTAAATACACCACCGATAAGGGCAAATTTGCCTAGTGATTTATTGCCTATGTCCCCTTTTTTGCTGACCTTATCAAGCTCATCATTAAGGACTTTTACTTTATTACCGTCCACATCAACTAGGATGGTAACTTTTCCATCTGCCATATTATTCTCCCTCCTCTCCTAACCTATATTTTGCTTGTAATTTTCTCATTTTCTTCTTGTCCCCTCCGTCTGAGGGTTTCCATGCTCTGATTTGTACTATCTGTTGCATGATCGTATTATCTGGTAAGGCGGTTAAGAGTGCTTTAAATTCTATCCATGATAGCTTGTTTTGAGCCTTAAAAAGATTGATACCGTAAGCTTGTAAAAAGCTAGCGTAAATGTACTCAGCATCTTGCTCAAGGTCAATTACTCTTTCTTGTTCTTCCTCATCCTCATTTACAGCTTGAGGTACGGGGTTTCCTAACAAGTCATATTGCACCATCTCTTTTTGAATATCCAAAAAATGCTCTTTAATATAGATCCAACACTCAACCACCTCATCCATATCCTCTAGTTCCTCACCAGTTAGCAACTGTACGATTAAATACGCTTTCTCAACTGTTGTCAGTTCTTCCTCTTTCATGATTTCAAAAACATCAAGGATTTTATTAAAAGAAAGGTCAATATCATACTCTTTATCACCGATTGAAAAACTAGTAACAAGTGCATCATTTAATTTCATGATTACACCTTATTTCTTTTTACTTTTTGTGCTAGCTTTCTTTTTGATAGGAGTTACTTTGCCTTTATTAAGATAATGAGCAGCACGCTCTTTAACTACTTTTTTATGCTCATCTGCAATCTCCTCAAGTTTTTTATACATGAGTTCCCCGGCAACCTCTAAAGCATTGTTTAAAGCGTGAAAATCTGGATAGACTTTATAAAGCTTTTCAAAAGTACCGTCACCAAAGATAAGGTCATACTGGATCTCTACTTTTTTCTTCTCAAGGTCAAGAGCACCAGCAACAACCTCCTTTGTCACACCGTCACGCTCAATTTTGTTGCCGATATTTGCGGTCACTACATCAAGCTCATACTGGACTAGGCGGCGCTGGATTTCTTCTTCTAGGTCATAAAAACGCATCAAGCTTTCTTGACTTGTATCAAACCATAACTCAACCTCTCCGATTTTTACCGGGAACCCTGTACGCTTTAGTTCAATCTTAATTTCTGACATCTCTTTACTCCTTTATCTGTTTAAAAAAGGGCAAGGCTTAACTGCCCGCCCTTTAAAAAGCTATTATCCGACAATAGCTGATTCTTTTGGTGTTGCATTGTAAGAGATTTTACAACCGAACGCCTCATAGTCAGCCGCAGCACCAGAACCGGCTTTGATTTCTGTTACTGTTGCAACTCCGACAAATTGTTTCTTTTTGTCAGACTGTACAACCTTATGCCATACTTTACGCTCATCACCAGTCTTATATTTCATAGCAGCAATAAGAGCTTGTGCTGGATCTTCTGGATCATAAGTGCCCTCAAAAGTGTAAGCACCTTTAACGCTGATTACGCTAGTTTCTTCTGTACCGTCACCGTCATAGAAAGCTTGATCTTCTGTTTTCTCATCTGTATCATCTGATACATCTGTGATCCATTTTGCAAGCTCTAGCCATGTACTTTCTCCGGTTGGCTCAGTTCCTCCGTTGTACGGAGCTACAAAGTGCCCACGTAGGGCGTTTTTTTGTCTTGTCATTGTTCTTTGTTCCTTTCAATTACAATTTTTGCCACAATTTCTATTGTGTAATAACAAAAGCCTTGAGAGTCTTTACCTTTTGAGGCTGGACGGCTTACTTCCATACCTAGGTATTCGTATGATTTATTAGCGCTTGGTAACACTAAGTCAAATTTTGAAAGCTCACTAGTTACAGCCCAGATAATTTCATTTGCTAGGCTGTTCTTTTTAGCCTTTACAGCAATTTCAAACGGCAAAGATACCTCTTGCGTGCCGTCCATATATTCTGTATCAACCTTGCCGCCGGGTATTTGATTGATAACTAGATCATCTTTGTTATCTTCAAAATAATCTAGGCGAGGTGTTAGTGGTAAGCTCATTGTTTTCAAGTGTTGCAATAGCACTAACTGAAAATCGTTATTTTGTGTCAAATTTTAGCCCCTTTCAAAAATGCTTGTGCCCACTTGTCAGAGTGATACTTGGTTACTTCCTCGTCCCAGCGCTTACCAGTTCCCGGCGTTGTATAGTTCCTAAAGGTCACAATGCCATTAGTACCGTAAAATTGAGCTCTTGCATATACCGTATTATAGACAACCGCTGTACCTTGTCCCTCGATATAGCCGGATGCTCTCAGCTCTCCGCCTCTAAAGGGTATGTACTCCTCAGCATCTAGCAAAATCTGACTAGCTACTTCATACTTGCCCCTTGCAAAAGCCGCCTCCGAAAACTTATCTTTCACGCCTTGCAAGTCAACTTTGATAGAGATACTCATTAGATTACCTCCACCTCAAAGCTAAAAGGCTTGCCGTTGATATAGTTAGGTTGATACCCTGTTACTGTATAATCATGCTCACCATCATTTACAATAGCCTCAAGCCATGTTTCATCGACTAGTACATTTGAGATACTAGGATAGATATAAATAACCCCCGCATTTTGTCTTACTTTGGAATTATTGTATTTTGTACTTCTAATACCAGATACAGTTATTGACCGGTCAAATCTTACTGAGTCAACCACAAAAGGCTCTGAGTATGTTTCATCTCCAAAATCATCTTTTTCAGCTATCTTTTTGACTGTGATTTTATCTTTAAGATCTTTGAGAATTTCTTTGAGTAAGCGCTTATCTATCATAGTCCACTCCTACAATAAGACTAAAGCCCGCTTGTTTCAGTACATTCTCAGCATCTAAACTAAGATTGAATTGCTGACCGCTTGAGCCATTGCCTCTGTTTTGATATGAGATTGAGGTACGCCCGATAGATACGCTGCCTGTAAGTTGTTTATCATCCGCTGTCAAGATACCGCTAGCATCTAAGTAAGCAATTTGAAAGGCCATAGCAAGCTTTACGGCGTTTTTGCGATATTCTACCTCTTTGTCAAAATCAATGCCTTTCTGATAAAAGCCGTTTGTGTATAGGTCTATTGCAATTTTCGCTCTTTCTGCTAGTTTTTCATAATTGCTTACCTCATCAAAGCCTAGTTTTGAATATTCTTCTTGAGTTAAATAAGTCATGTAAACCTCCCTTAAAAATAAAGGGTGTTTCCACCCCTTATTTATTCTTCATCCGCTGCCACTTCTTCGATAACTTCCTCAGTAGGCTCTAAAGTATCGTTTTTATCAACTAGCACTAGAACCTCTTTTACATCTGGAAAAGTATCTTTGAGCTTTTTATTGACTTCTTTAGCATAAGCCTCATCAAGTTCAATGAGATCATCAACAATTACAGCTTTTTCAAGTTGTTCAAAATAGATATTTTTAACTGCTTGATAGATTGCCATTAGTTACCTCCTAAACGATTGTACCTGTTACCTTGAGTACCGCTTTTTTGTTGTCATCCAACATGTAAGTACCACCTTTAGCAGCCGCTTGCAATTTAACGCCGTCAAATTCTTCTGCCTCAATAGCACGGGCTGTTGAGATACCTACAAACGGGATAACAATGCCATTAGGTGAGAAGATAGCAATAGTGCCAGTTTCAAAGTATTGCTCTGGTGTTTCTTCCAAAGTAAAACCTTTGTACTTAGGTAGGCCATTCTCATCTAGTGAGATGCTTGAGCCTTTAGCTGTTGTAACTGAGGCCATATCCACGATTGAATTGTAAAGTTCTGAGCGTAAGTAAACTGTTACTGGTGCTGTAACTTCATTGTTAGTGAAATAAGCTGATGCCTTGTTAAATAATGCCTTGATTTTCTCATCTGACATATCAGCAAGAGCCTCAGTTTGAGCGGCGCTAGTTCCTAGATACTTACCAATACGCTTGTTAATTGTTCGTGTTTGCGCCTCTGATTGCAATTTCAAGCGGTCAGCGATTGCAGCGTTAAGGTCATTATTTACTGTGTAACGGTCAAGTCCCTCATGGATTGTCAAAGTATAGTCATACTCAACATCTGCATTATCGTACTTGATTTCTGTTAGCTTACCAAAGCGTGAGCGTGAACCTGTACCATCACCAAAGCCACCATCATTTGCGCCTGTTTTGTATTCTCCGATAACAACCGGCGTACCGTTTGTTTTAACTGAGAAAGCTTTAGAGTTTTCTTGTACCCCGTCCAAAATTTGGATAGGCGCTAGGGCGTTTGCAAAAGCAGCACGCACTCCAAAGACTGTTTCAAGAATGCCCGCATATTGTTTCTCATAGCGGCGGGCTGGGTTGTTTTGATTACCTGACATGATAATCTCCTTTCCTTACTATTTTCCGTATCCATCAATGATTGCTTGGAACGGATCATTACTTTCTGTGCCTCCGGCTTGTGGATTGCCCGGCGGCAAAATTGTAGGGCTAGGGGTATCATCTTCTTGCTTGAAAAGGTACGGATCACTTTCTTTCAGTCCATCAATGATTTCTGTTAGTTGAGGCTTACCGTCTTTGTCAAGCTCGATAGCATCAACATCAATAAATTTCATCAACTTATCCGGATTGTAAGCATTGGTATCTTTCAAGGCAAGCGTGATAGCACTAACCTTTTTAGTTTGTGCAAGCTCAGCCTCAGCTTTAGCCTTGTAATTGTCATAGTCAGCTTGCAAGCTTTCAAGTGCTTGTTTAGTTTCTTCACTAGTGCTTGCATCTGCTCTCAAAGCCTCAAGTTGCTGCCCTGTTGCGGTTAATTGATTATTAAGGCTCTCAAGCGCTCCTTTTGACTCATCAAGCTCAGCTTTCAAGGGGTTGATAGTCTTGCCGTGTAATGCAAAAACATCCTTGATTTGCTCTTGAGTCAATCCTAACTCTTGTAATGCCTCTGTTGTAAATGCCATTTGTACCTCCTAGTTCTTTTTGAGTGGATAACTCCCACTTACAAGTAAAATATTATTTACTCTTACATTATGCCTTTCATAGATAGGGATTTTTTACTGTTTTGAGCATCAAAAAAAGGGCTTGCTCAATGCAATACCCTCTTTTAATTTAGTAAAGTTTCTCTCTTTGATAATCTCTTTTAAGAAAATCATATTGAGTCACTAGGCTATGGATCTTGTTTTGATACATTCGCACTTTCAAACGCTCACTTTCAATCAGTTTTTCATCTTCTAAAGTCTTTGCATAGTGCAAGCGCTCTTTATGGTTTTTTATCAATCGCTCTAGGCCTCTTTGTTTGCTCTCTATCCTTGCATTCTCCTCAGCTTGCTCTGGTGTCAAGTCTTTTAGATAGCTTGGTAGGTTTGGCAATTCGTTTACTCCGATAATAAAAGGAGTTAGATAGTGTCCGCAATGGATACCTAAACAGCCAGCGGGCGTACCGTAACCATAATCAAGCAAAGAATAAACTGTTATACCGTCTATTTCAAAGCCCTTGCCTTTTGTTACTATCTGCCCTTGTAATGGACTGCATGCCGGTCTTGCTGTTGCTTTCATAGAATAATAAAAAGTATCTATACCTAGCTCCTCAGCCGGTGCCACTCTCATCTCATTGTAAACTTTGTAAGTGGTGCTTTTAATAATAGCCCTTGCATAGCTATCAGCTCTCCACTCTCTGCCCCCTTTGTCTGTAAACCCGGTAAAGCCTTTCTTTTGCCAGTTCATGATTGTATCATTTAAAGCTTGATTACTTGTTTTTGTACCGGCTACCACTTGAGCCACTGCCTCCTCGACAATAGACTTATAAACAGCTTGTAAGCTCTCTGGTAGGGTTGTATTGATAAGGTTTAAATCGCTTACGGCTTGCCTTGTATAAGCCTCTAGGCTATCCGTCACGCCGTTCTTAATATGCCCACTTCTAGGCTGGTTTAAATCCTCCTCAAGCTGCTCTTTGGTATCTTGATAAACCTTTAAGCCCTCGTTTTCAATTACCTTTCTCAAAAGGCTCTCTGCAATATGAGTACGCTCTGAAATAATCTTCAAATTCGCCTCATTGAGTAAGTGCATATCGTTTAGCTTTTCTAACTGCCAGATATACGGGTTTCTCATTAAGTCCACGCTACCACGCTCTTTCAAGCGCTTTATCATTCTATCAAAGAGATCTATTTGCATTTTAGCGTATATATCAGTCACGCCTTGCATCTGGAAAGAGAATTGTTGATCGTTAATAGTTAATTTTTTTGATTGCTGCTGATAATTCTTCATTTTCACTCTCCATACCAGCTATTAGTCCTTTTTTGATACTTTCTGAGAGTATTTCGTGAGCTTCAATATTCTGGTGTTTTACTGCTCTAAAAAAAGTAGGTACATATTGTTTAAACATTCTCCTCTGCCTCCTCTTTCTCCTCTTTTTGATCTTGCTTGCTGCCATAAATAGCTAGGTCTGCATCTGTTTCCGGCGGTAAAGCCCCGTTGATTTCAGCAAGCTCTTTTTCTGCCTCTGCATCTGTGAGGTTTTGAGTTTTAGCAATACCTCTCTTTTGAGTTGCAAAGCCAGCCGCTACCATCTTCATCCAATAATCTAGTTCAGCGTGTCTATCTGTAAATACTCCATCATCAAGGTTTACAGAAATATCATTTAATTCTGGTATCTTGCCTTGATAGAGTCCCACGGCTTTTCCTAGTTCACACATAGAAACACAAAGCTCTTTGATTGATTGTTCGACAAGCGCTACAATGCTATTTCTCATCTGGTAAGTGTCTGAGTTTTCGCTTACAATTTCTGTCGCTGTCCTTACGCCTTGACCGTCAAAAGTAAACATGCCACTAGATACACCAATTTGCAACTCAAAGAGTTTTAGCCCCTCTGAGATAGCCATAATATAATCACTAGCACGGATAGGGCTTGTAAGGTCAACGATACCGCCGCTGTCCATATTGCCTGTCCCGATTTGCATATATACATTTTGCTCCACATCAAAGCGCCGTTTAAATTCGATTGAACCGTCTTTCTGTTGTACTTTGAGTTGAGTTAGCTGCTCTGGTACTAATACCCGGCGTTGTCCCATCTTAATTTCCCACATAAATTCATCATACGTACGATTGATAAAGTCAATAGTGGTCTTAGCATTATCAAAGATAGACAAACCTAGCGGGCTATTAATATCTTTATTGTTCATGCCGGGCGTTTTAAGATATGTAAATAGCGGGCGTGATAGGTCTTTGAAAATAGTCACGGGCTCAAGTGTTGCATACTTATCTAGCTCGTTTAGTTTAACACGCTCTCCCAGCGTTCCCTCTTGATTGGATTTATAAAGCTCATTTGTGATACGGTATAGGCTCTTGTCTTTTGTGCTGCCTGTTTCTTGCCCATCTTTTGTGATCCATTCGTGAAATTCGACAAGAGTATAATAAACGTTTTTCTTGCCCTCTGATTTAATGGTTTTAGTTAGGATTGCAGCGCTTGAAACATCTTGAGTATTGCTCTCTAGTGGTAAAAATACGGGTGCTTGTATAAATGCCACTCTGATTTTATCGCCGTCAATATAAGGGCGCATAGCAAGGCCACCAAGTGCTAAACAGCTCTCAAGGTATCGCTCAAAGTTTTTATTAAAGCGGTCATTTGTAAGCATATCGTCTAAAAACTTATGTAATGTTTCATCTTCTGCTGTAATAACTGCTTGCTCGTTATAGACTAGGCTAGCAATTTTTTTAGATGCCGTCCTAGCAATAGGTAGGTGCTGCATTTTACGGGTTTTAATTTCTCCATCTGTATTTGTATATGAAATATCCTCCCAGCGTGATTGATAATAGGCCAGATTACGTGAAATTCTATCGTATTCTGCTTGAGTGACTGCAATTTTCGGATGCTCTAAAATACTGTTTAAGTTTGCTGTTTGCATGTTGTATCTCCCTTGATTAAATAGGTCTTTGATTTTTTGAAATAGGCTCATTTTTTGCCTCCTTATCCATTGCCAACACGTAAGCCTAGCAATTTTGCATTATCTAATACAAAGTATTGCGCCGTGTCGCATGTATGATCGTCCTCTTTTATAACGCTAGGATTGTCTGATTTAATTGTTTTCTCGTCCCAGCGGTACATCTTATGCTCCTCTATAAATATCTTGTTATTCTCAATGTTTAGATAGTAAAAGCGCCCTTGAGCAAGTAAAGACTGAAAGCTATCAATCATAGTCACTTTTTTTAGTTTAGCGACTGGATGCCATCTCAATCCAAAATCAAGAAACATCTGATTACGTAAAGCCCCCTCAGCGCTATCTATCGTGTACTGTAAGGCTTGCACTTTATACTTGTCTATAACTGAGCTCATGTATTCGTATATCTCTTTAGAGAGCTGACTAGGTGCTTTTTTGTTTACTTGCCCGGCTGGTGAATAGTACCAAGTATCAAGTAAAATCACTTTCCCTTTTGCCGTGATACCAAAAGAGCAGCACGCTGTTGCTGATTGCTGGTGTCCACCGTCAAGGGCAAAGCATATACCTATAAGCCTATCATCACTAGGCAAAGACTCGATAGGGTGAAAGGTGCTCATATTATAAACGTTGTTACCTAGTCCGACCGCCTCACCTAGATACAAGTATCTATAATAATCATAGTCATTCTCTTTAATACGCTCTATATCCTCTAGCATTTGCTCAGTTACAAAGCCCAGCTTATCATCTAGGTAAGTGCTTGAGTGAGCAAGATAATTCTTGTTTGTTTTAATACTTTCAAACCACTCATTGATCCAACTATAAGGATTTCTAGGCGGGTTATAACTCCAAAAGAATTGTACAAACTTAGCTCTAGGGTGTTTCTGTCGCATAAAGGTCACGTTTGATTGGTCAAAGTCCTCTTGACTTGCAAACTCAGCGGCCTCCTCGTACCATACCGCTATAATGTTACCTATGTCATTTGACTTGAGTTTTTGAAAATCGTCTTGACCGTAAAAGTAAAATGTTGAGCCGGTTTTTTTGTGTACGATTTTAAAAGGGCTCACGGTTTTACTAAACTGTCTATCAATACCAAACAAGCTCAAAGCCCACCAAACCTTATTGAAAACACTATCTCGTATCGTATTTGCAACCTTACGGATAACAACAATATTAGCTATTTCACCGATTATGATATATCTCAGCATCATATATACTAGCTTTAGTACGATTACTGAGGATTTAAAAGAGTTACGGCCACCCTTTAGCACGTTATAAGGCAAGCTAGATACCCAGACTGATTTAAAATGAGGGTTAATATTCTCCTGTACTTTAAAGGTCATCTGTTGCCCCCTTAACTTCCTCAACCCACTCATCCACTATCTGGATTGTTTCAGTTGAGCCTTTCTCAGCCTCCTCACGCTCTCTATTATCATGCTTGAGTGCTTTAATACGCTCTTTCTGCTCTTGTATATCATACCTATCTTTGGTATTTGTCAGCTTGATTATGTTTTCAGTTGCTTTCTGATTGCCCTTTACAGCCTGTTGAAATGTAGCAAAAGCAAGCAAAGCCTCATTGTTCCCAGCCATGCCCATCTCCTCAAGCTGTTTTTTTATTTTGCTATCTGTTACATCTAAAGCTAAAAGTGTTTCAAAAGCTTTTTTTAGATCCGCTTTTCGCCTCCTAGCTATGCCAGAGGCTTTACCTCCTTTTCTTTGGAGTTCTTTCTGTTCCTCCAAACTTCGCTTATTCATTGGAGTTAGGTTTTTTGTTCCATCTCTAGGCAATTTTAAACCTCCTTTCAAACAAAAAATCACAAGCATTTTATACTTATGATTTCATTGTATATGGTAAAAAGAGGGTATTTTTACGCTATTTAAAAACGAGAAAACAAAAAAGCCCCGACATTAAGTTGAGGCTAAAGATTATAGGCGGACGGATTTCAACCGTCGTCTTGATAATAGCACATGCTTCAATAGCTAGATACTACTAATTTTAGTGTACCCTCGCTATATCCATCACTTTTTCATAGTGCCATACCATGTTTTCACTCGTAAACTACTATCCTATTTCTTGTTTCTATTATACCAAGAATTTACAGCCTTTTCAACTATTTTTATATCCTTAGAACTCAAGGCATGAGTTCCTCCGTATTCCTCATGATTGTAACCGTAATGTACATGAGGTAATGTTAAAACACCGTTTACCTTATGAGGTACACCCTCAAGGTCAATCTGCTTATTTCTTTTGTTTACGCTATCATAAAAGGTTAGTGACTTCAGTACTCCTTGTTTGTTAACCGTACCATAAATACGTCCCTTTGTCATAGTCTCCATCGGAGTTTTAGCATTCCCACCGTTATATCTAACAAATTTAATATTTCCGTCTGTATGCAATGTAGTATATTCTGTTCCGTACAGTTTGCCTTTTTTGCTCCTGCCAGAACTCGCACCTCTGCCGCCCATGGTTTACCTCCCGTTTTGTCGCTTCCATTCATTAAACGAAATTAGGTAATCTTCTTTTCCTGTCAGTGCTCTGTGTTTGACTTGTTTCCCATGCCTATTTAGCGTTCCTGTCCCCAATAATGCCCATGTATTTTTTCTTTTTTCTACTTCTGCTCGCCAATCCTTGATATCTTTTTGATTTTTCTTATCTATTTTACGTGTTTGAGCTTTATTCAACTCTTTGACGATTGTTCCGTTTTTTCTAGCATTTTCCAAAACTTTAGAAAACGATGCTCCCTCATGGTGTTTTGGAAGCCCGTAATCATCCCATGTTGCTATACCATCTTTTCCTATACGCTGATATTGACGAATAGTACCATCTGCCATTTTTACCGCAACTCTATCAACCTTATTACTACCGACTTTTGCTCCTCTACCGCCCATTTTTAAACCTCTTTTCTTTTATTCATATGAGTAAGTGTACCCGTATTTCTTAGCGTTTTTCTTAAGCCATAGGTCCGCTCCTTTATTGTAATCTTTTGTAGTAAATCGTGACTTGCTCACCGCTTTATCAAAGCCCTTAGCATCAAAGTTAGCCCCTTTTGTAATTCGGTAAGCTTTAGAGCTGTTTGTTGCAACTAGTGTATTCATACCTTTTAATGCTGCAAAGCTATGTAAGTCTGTACTTGAGAAATTACTGCCATTCGGATGGTTATGGATTGCTGTAAACCCGCCAGAGATAGGTAAAATCTGTACGCTGTTTTTCCCACCGTGTACATAGTTATGAGCAAAGCCTTGAGAGTCAACCGCTGTACTGTATTCTGTTTTAGAGCCACCGTGTTTCTTAATAAATGTCTGGATAGTTCCCTCAACACTCGAAAAGCGCCCTTGATTGTTCAATGATGCCGGATGCAAAGCTTTTGAGCTCCCGCTATCTCTTGCACCACCAGCACCACTAAAACCCGGATACTTGCCGTCTTTCCCTTTTTTGCTAGAATTTGCACCACGGCCACCGCCTAGAGTGAAATTGATTTTATTTACTTTTTCCATCAATGAGAGATCATTTTCTGCCTCCTCGATAGATTTATATTGCTTGCTTGTTTCTGTTTCTTTATTGTAAAGCTCAAGGTCATCAAATAAAATCTCTTCACCTAGATCAATACTTGAAACATGTTTAAAAATATCTTTTAGTTTAGTTAGTTTTTGTGCCACTTTCTTTCATCCTTTCTGTGGTTGCATTTTCAAAATAGACAACCTCTATATCTTTATAATCGTATTCCACTTTTCCGCCATATACTACAATTCTTTTTGGAGTCAACCGCTTTATCATCTCAGTAACTCCATTTTTCCATATCTCAAACTGCTCTTTATTTTGCTTTACGCCTATTGTACTGATTGCAAGTGTTGAGTTTTTAGGTAAGCCGTCAAAACAAAAATCAAAGCTTTCTTCACCAGCCCACGATACAGTAGGGATAACTGTTAGCCCGTAATCTTGCATAATCTGACCTATTAACCTTGACCTGTAAATGTTCCATACTTGCATAGCAATAGGCATATCAAGATATAGGCTAAAATCTGGAGTTAAGGCGCTATCAAATTCTAGCAGCTTTTCAATATAAAAATCTGGTCTTTGCCATATTCTTTCAAACTGATAATCATCAAGGAAAAAATGCACGCATGAGCTATAATCTGGTTTATTTAAAACATAATTAAAGCCTTGAAAATCTTTAGGGATATGATCCACGCCCTCGATTTTAGGCATGTTATAAAATCCTTCAATCCTTGTATCGTCATAATGAAAAAGATTGTACTGGTTTATAGTTGTATCTCTATGAAAATCCTCATCATCTTCCTCTGGTTCAGTTTCCTCTTGCTGCTCCTCCTCGTTCCCAAAGTTGAGCCCTGTAACTGACAACTCAAAACCAAACTGAGCCATGTCTATTGTTTCAAATTGAGAAAGCTCTATGTTTAATAATTCTGAGTCCCACGTTGAAAACTCAGCAACTCGATTATCAGCTAGTCTATAAGCCTTTATCTGCTCATCTGTGAGATTTACAGCGTGAGCGATAGGTATTGTGTCTATACCTAGAGAAAGAGCTGCCTTGAGCCTTGTGTGTCCCGTGATAATGATATTGTTATCATCAACTAGGATAGGCTGTTGAAAACCAAAAGCTTTAATAGATGCTGCCACTTTCTCGGTTGCCTCTCCGTCATTGTGTCTAGCGTTCCTGTAATAAGGCTTTACGGTCTTAATGTCCACGTACTCAATCTGTAAATTGTCCATCTTTCTCCTTTCATAAAAAGCTTATATATCTGATTATAGATACATAAGCTTAGGATTTTTTACTTATCTCTTAATAGGGATATACTTGTATGTTGAGTAAAAGTACCTATCAAACCATTTATTTATATGAGTATAAGCTGGACTAGGGCTTAAATAAAGGATAGACTGACAAGCGCCTATTACATTGAGATTTTCATAAACGTAAACCTCTTTGATAGCTTTTAGCATCCGTTCATCTGAGTTTTTGACAAATTCAGCGGTCACTTCTTTTAGGTTTACTAAAAATGCTGCCTTGTCTATGTTGTTTTGTAAAAAGCTCTCATGTATTTTCTGCTCAAGGATTGTCTTTCCTCGACTGTCTTTGTCTTTTAAAAAGTACCACTTTAGCCAGTTTATCTCTCTCCTATGGATCACTGATAACCGCTCTATCTTCTTTTTTGTCATTGCTCACCTCATTTTTTCCAAAATGTCATAAGGGAGGTCAAAAAAATCACAAACATCTATTAAGGCAAAATTGCTAGGGTTAAATTTTCCGCTTTCCCAGAAATTGATAGCATTTACGTGATAGCCTATTTTTTCGCTTAGATCTAGCTGAGATAAACCGGCCTCCTCACGCTTTTTCCTTAAAATCTCTGGAAAGGTATTTGCCTCTTTAGGAAACAGCTCCTCACTTTTGTAGCCTAGAGCCTCACAAACCTTTTTGATTTTCATAAAACTAGGTTTATTTTCTGCCCTCTCCCAGTTTCTAACTGTTACAACATGCACGCCTAGAATTTCAGCAGCCTCTTGCTCATCTAAACCTTGAGCCTCACGCCATTCTTTGAGCACTTTTGCAAAGCGTTGTAAATCTTCTCTAGCTTTCATTTTTCTACTCCCTCAATTTCAAAAATCAGCTTATAATGTCCTTTCTCATTACTCAAGCCGCCATACTTGAAAGTGATAGCTTTGATAACTTTATAATTATCATCCGTCCAAATACCGGCATCTGTCATACCGTCAATAATAGCTTTGACTGTTGGATATAAGTTAGGAGGATCTAACTTTGTCCTTGTAGGACTGCAAACAGTAACCACAACCTCACAAGGATTTGAGGGGCTAAAAGCAGCCCTTTTCTTATCCTTGCTGATTGAGGTATGCCAATAGGCAAAATTACGGATACGCCTTGTTATCTTGCCTTTTTCTTTATTATGAAAACGATCATTACTGTTAAGTACCATGTTAAGAGATTTTTGCTTGGTATTTCTTGGTAAAACAAAATCAAAATACACTTCTTATACCTCTTTTGAAATTTCCGGATTTTCGTAAATGTTTCCGATGATTTCAAACTCATAGCTTGCCTCGGTTAAAAGTTCTTCAAAAGGATAATGTTCATTTTCTGTAAGGTCAATCAAAGATGACTCTGGTATTTTTGTTTTACCAAACGTGAAGCAAGTTTTTTCTCTCTTGATTTCCACATAGTTAACACCCTCGATAGAGCCATCTACATACCCTTCATAGCAATAGTCGGGCCACTCATCATTGAATTTTAAGATGTCCCCCTCGAAGATTTCCTTACCGTTTTTATCTTTGAGTCCTGTTGATTGCATAAGGATGATATTTTCATCTCTTGGATGCAACTCTATTTCTTGATTTCTATTTCTATAAATCTCAGCCATTCCATTCATGGTTTTTGTTTCTTTATCCCATGCTCTAAATTTCAGTGTCATATTTCTACCTCATCTCCTATCTGAGCCTTGTTATATTTCTCCTCAGATACTATATAAGTATTGCCATCAATCGTGAGTGTATAGAGCTCACCAATCCGCTTTTTGCTGCTTACCTTACCTTTTATCTCAGCGCCTTTATTATCCGTTTTGTAAATAACGATAAGGTCTTTTCTGCTTTCTATCATGCCTCTCTGGATAAATAGCAAACATGTAGCAATCAAGCTCCACGCTATCAACACTCTTAAAACTAACTCTTTCAATCTTTCTTTTCCTCCTATAACTTTATTTTTTGTTTTTTCTTTTACAGATTAGTTCAATTAAACTCCCTAAAAGAAAGACCAGCACCCCGAAAACAAAAGAATTTACTAACAAAAACGGCATTAAATTATTTTTAAATGGAAAAATTGAAAGCGCCCATGTAAAATACCATTCAATAAGTTTGCAAATAACAAGGAAACATGTACCAACTATTGAGAGTAGTAATGCTGTTGCTCCGATACTTTTTAGAAATTCACTCATTCCTCCACCTCCACAACTTCAAACAATGGACTATTAAATACTTCTCCAAAGCCAGCATCTTCTATCTCTTTGCGGGTAAATTTTGTATCGTAAAGTGAGTTTTCTTCTGGATTTGACAAGATAAATCTTTTTGTTCTCTTATTACGATTTAAAGTTCCATATCTATCAGAAATATTTTTCACTTTCACCATATACCGCTTTTCCTCGATTGTGTAGCCATCAAACCAAGCTAGTGCAAACGTTCTCTGGTTATCCTCATCATCTAACCACTTATTAACAACCGAGCCTCCATGAAACATACCACCAGAGAAAGAGTAAATATTTTTAGCGGTTTCAATCCAATCCGCAATAAACTGCGGTACTACGACTTTCTGCGGTTCTTCTAGTTGTTCGATTAAATCAATAAAACTTTTCTTTCCCATTTGAGTAATTGATACATAAGGCAAATCCTCAAAATATTTAATTAACTCTTTTTTATTCATTATTCCACCTCCAAGAGCTCAATACCGGTACAATCAAATACCCAGCCAAAGCCGGATTTTTCTAGCTCAGCTTGTGTAAAACAACTTTTGTATGCTAGAGAAAAATATATTCTTCCATTACCATCTTTTGAAAAGCAGTGTTTTGTCGCTCTAATCTTCACAAAGTACCGTTTGTCTTTTTTGATTATGTAGCCAAACATCCAAGCAAGGGCAAAAGTTTCTTGATTATCTGGTTCATCCGCCCATCTATTAACTTCCCCCGGCATGCATGAGAGAGCTGTAAGCAATCCTTTTCCTTTTACTTTACATTGCTTAATCCACTCTGCCACAAACTCTGGTATTTCTACCTTAATTTGTTCTAGCTCGGTTAAATCACGGATAATCTCAAAATATAGTTGTTCTATCCTAGTCGGGTTATCTTTTTGTAATCTTTTTTCGTATTTCATGATTAAATCATATCTATCCATTACTTACGCTCCTCTGCATCATATTGCAGCCATACAAGGCTCTCATATAAATCCCTTGCATGTTTCTTGATATTACTTAACTCATAGCTGTTGAGATTATCTGAGTTTTTCAAAATTTCAACTTTCATATTCTCAATAGCTAGAATAAAATCTTTTTCCTGTTGTAGCTTTTTTATTTCTTCATATCCAAGCAGATAACCAACCGAAACATTAAAGAAATCAGCTAACTGCTTTGCATTATTAGATTTGATTTGACTTTCTTCATTTTCCCATTTTTGATACCCTCTACGGGTTACGCCCATAGCATCAGCAAGCTCTTTTTGAGATAGCTTTTTCTTTTTTCGTAAAGCTCTTAGCCTATTCATTTTTAGCTCCTTATATCCATATCCACAAACTCAATGGTTTGCGGTAAAATCCCGTTACATACGTAAATACTTTGAAAGTTAGGACTGTTTTTAACTTCCATTGTTTCGTCAAAAAATCTCATTCTGCCTTTTGGTACCAGTAACTCAAAATTATTCTTTTTAAAAAGTTCATACCTTGCTTTGCTATCAAAAAGCCCGTTGTTGTTCATAATCATAGCAAACGGCAAGCCTAACTCGTATAATCTCAAAAAGACTTTATCTCTTTTACTGAAAGGCGGGTTGCTAACAATACAATCCACCCCCCCCGGTGCTTTCTCATAACTGAAAAAATCTTGCCCTGTTTCAATGTGTCCGAAAGTAACCTTTTTTCCTCTCTCTTGTAGCATTTTACAAATTCGCTATGCTCTTTATCAAAAGGGCACCAGATATGCTCAAATTTTTCAAGATACGGCAAGATAATTTCTACTGCATATCTAGGCGTATAATACTCATCACTCTTGCTTGTTTTAATTTGTTGACTAAAGCTCATTCACTCACTCCTTTTTATAGCTTACTGAGTACATCTCTGAGGCTGTTTTTAGCTTACTTCTAAAATCCTCAGCTTGTTTCTTGGTATCAAAAGTATGCTTTTTATACTTGACAATACCACCGGGACGATAGATATATACCAATTCTACCTACTTCATGCTTAGCCTTTCTGTCTTATCGTGAAATTCTGTTTTTTCGGTTGTTCCTCAAACATCTCAGCGTATTCTTTATTGATCTCCTCGATATTGTAAGGCTCGTTTGCATGATAATAGTAACCATGCTCATCTAGTTCACCTCTTACCCCTGTTGCATACCGTAAAAAAATCAACTCATTACAAACTGGACAAGGCTTTTTGTTTTGTGTTGTGTAAGCTTTCATTGTTCCACAAAAGCCACAATAAGGGCATTGCATATTAACACGTACTTTAATACTAATTTTTTCCATATCATTCCTCATCTAAAGCAACCAATCTCAAACTTCTATCCGGATTGGTACGTTTGTTATAGGCCGGCGATTTGTAAAATAATACTGTTTCTTTTTTTATTCCTAGCTCCTCAGCAATTTCCTCAGCCGTTCCTATTTTTAACAGATTATCGCCTTTATAAAGGGCGTACTCTTTTTTAGGATATACCATGCTTATCCTCCCAATGCACTATACCCGATATAACACACCTGCCATCTAATCGACTTGCAAGTGTAGTTCTGTTATAAAGTCCGTGACTG